GTTGTTACAGACGCCTTCCGCAGTGAAGGCTTTTTTATTTGTGGTAAATGGGCGGCTGGTGGGTGTTAGGGGCACTCACCAGCCATCTGCTCATGCGTTGTGGTCACAAGCAAACCTCAGGCCCATCTGCTTTGCGCAAAAGCGGTATGAGCCTATCAGAGAAGTGCTTATTGATCTATGGCTAATACTGTAAAAATATCCAGTTGTGAGTTAATCAACGCCGACTGCCTGGAATTTATCCGGTCGTTACCCGAAAATTCTGTTGACCTGATAGTCACGGACCCGCCGTACTTTAAAGTGAAGCCTGAGGGCTGGGATAACCAGTGGAAGGGCGACGATGATTACCTGAAGTGGCTGGACCAGTGTCTGGCGCAGTTCTGGCGGGTGCTGAAACCTGCCGGAAGTCTTTACCTGTTCTGTGGTCATCGCCTGGCATCTGATATCGAAATCATGATGCGTGAACGCTTCAATGTGCTGAACCATATTATCTGGGCGAAGCCGTCCGGACGCTGGAACGGGTGCGACAAGGAAAGCCTGCGGGCGTATTTTCCGGCCACAGAACGCATTCTGTTCGCGGAACATTATCAGGGGCCGTATCGTCCGAAAGATGATGGCGATGAGGCGAAGGGCAGGGCACTGAAACAGCATGTGATGGCCCCGCTGATTTCTTACTTTCGTGATGCGCGTGCTGCTCTTGGGATAACGGCAAAACAGATTGCAGATGCCACAGGAAAGAAAAACATGGTGTCGCACTGGTTCAGTGCCAGTCAGTGGCAGCTGCCGAACGAAAGCGATTATCTGAAATTACAGGCCCTGTTTGCCCGGGTGGCAGAAGAGAAGCATCAGCGCGGTGAACTGGAATGGCCACACCACCAGCTGGTCAGCACATACAGTGAACTTAACCGGCAATATGCCAGCCTGCTGGAGGAGTACAAATCTTTGCGGCGTTATTTTTCTGTATCGGCTGCTGTTCCGTATACGGATGTCTGGATGTATAAGCCTGTACAGTATTATCCGGGCAAACACCCCTGTGAAAAACCGGCAGATATGTTGCGTCAGATAATAGAGGCCAGCAGTCGTCCGGGTGATTTGGTTGCCGACTTTTTTATGGGGTCAGGTTCCACGATAAAAGCCGCGCTTTCGCTTGGTCGTCGGGCAATAGGCGTTGAGCTTGAGGCTGAACGGTTTGAGCAGACGGTGAGCGAGATAAGAGAAATTCTGACGTGTAAAGCTGTTGACTGATTAATCAATGCTTATTTTTTCATAAGTCTTGTTGCAATATATAAGTATGGGGTGTAAAGTTGTTCTCGAAAATAATCATGTTTTCTCACGAATCAGAGGGGGGATAATGATTGAGGTTCGATGGACAAGGACAGCCCTGAAGCAGTTACTTCGTGTGGATACGCGGTATCGGCAGGCGATAAAGGATAAGGTCGGTGCGCTAAAGGATTTTCCTCTGGTAGCCATGGATTTTAAAAAGCTATCAGGGAGTGACAATCGATTCCGTTTGAGGGTCGGCGTGTACAGGGTTATTTTTGATGTTGAGGATGGTGATCCTGTTGTCCTGGATATTAAGGAAATTAAGCGCAGAAGCACAACCACATACTAAGGGAGGCTGGCGGGAGACCGCCAGTTTGCTGAACGACATTCAATCGCGAAAGGCAATGATATGAAAAACAGTGTCCAGTTTATTACTGATAATGCCGGTGTTAGAACCGGGGTCATTATGTCAGTTGCTGAATATGAACGGCTGTTAAGTCTGGCAGATCCTGATGATGATTTTGAAAGCATCCAGTATGAAGCCGGAGAGAATGACAATGAAACAATACCTCATGAAGTAGTATCCATCATGATTGATGATGATGTGTCATTGTTGGCAGCATGGCGGATTTACAGGCGAATGACTCAACAGGAAGTGGCGGAGCGCCTGGGGGTTAAACAGTCAGCCGTATCTCAGTTTGAGAGAGCAGGAGCTCCGCGAAAATCAACACTGGAAAAACTGGCTGAGATTTACAACTGCCGACCAAATCAGTTGGCTGATTAATCCTGAGTTTGGTTTTCGTAGCGATTGCATTTTTCTTATCTGCTTGCCGTTGTAGGTAGCGTGTATTTGCATGTTGTTTTGTAGTTAACCTTATGGTTGGCTGAATTTTGTTCATCAATAAAAAATATCCCTCTCTGATCTTTAAGGTTCGCTTTGGCGGACCTTTTTTTTATTTCCGCGCCACGCCCGGCGTACATCAAAAACCACAGAGCCTTTCAGGGGTGAGCTTACGGGATGGTCAGTGTGACTTTCTCTGTGGGCTGGTCACCCCCGGGCGCAGGCTCACCCACTAAAAGGAAAAGTCACGATGTTTGGTATTTTCAAAAAGAAAACCCGCAGAGCAGCAACTGAAATTAAAAAGTTTGAGAAACGCGATCTGGCACAGGCGGTTATTAATGCTGCCTACCTGGTGGCCTATGCAGATGGTGAATGTGAGACTTCAGAGAAAGCGAAGATCGAACAGGTATTACGTAACCAGCCAGCATTGTCCGCATTTACGTCAGAAATTAATGCCATCAGTGCCACGATCACAGGTCAGCTTGACACCAATTTTAAAATTGGTCGTCGTGCAGCGTTGCGTGAAATTGAAGATGTGAAACACGATACGCGTGAAGCGGAAGATGTGCTGGATGTGGCGGTGGCCATTGCTGAAGCAGATGGTGAAATTGAGCCGGAAGAGCGTAAGGTTCTGGAAGAGATTGCTGGTGTTCTTGGCCTGCGACTGGAGAACCACCTGTGACGGTAAAACTGCGTCTGGCCGCTGTGGCACTCCTGCTGTTTCTGGTGGTGATGGTGGATTTCACCAGCAGGATCATGTCGGTGCTGGCGGATGGAGTGCTGGTCTGCGGCATTGTGGTATTGCTGTGGCCGGTGATAAAAAGAAACAGCCTGCATAATGCTTGATTTTTTTGTTTGCTGTTTATTAAAAACACTTCTGCATGGTGAATCCCCCTGTGCGGAGGGGCGATCAGCAACCAGGTATATGGGATAATCGCGGATTCAGGTGCTGATACTGAATTCACCGGGAGGCACCCGGCACCATGCTTTGCCACAAAAGTGTTGTTTCTGTTTTTCTCAAACTATCATCATTATCCCTTTATTTCCGGCTGCGCATGGCGTGGCCTTTTTTTTACGACCAGCCACTGGCAGATGGCCATCCTGTAATTTGATTCCGGTTCCGGCTTTTTAACTCTGTTCCTGTACACGGGAGAAATTCGATGTCGATTAAACATTATGATGTTGTCAGGGCGGCGTCGCCGTCAGACCTTGCGGAAAAGCTGACACATAAACTGAAAGAGGGCTGGCAGCCGTTTGGTAGTCCGGTGGCCATAACCCCTTATACCCTGATGCAGGCGATTGCAGCAGAAGGTGATGTGGTGGTCAGTGGTGCAACTGAGCCGGAGTGGTACTACGTCATCGTACTGGCCGGGCAGTCCAATGCCATGGCTTACGGTGAAGGGCTTCCGCTGCCGGATTCATACGATGCTCCGGATCCGCGCATTAAACAGCTGGCGCGCCGCAGTACAGTGACGCCGGGTGGGGCTGCCTGCAGATATAACGATATTATTCCGGCCGACCACTGCCTGCATGATGTGCAGGATATGAGTACGCTGAATCATCCGAAGGCAGACCTGAGCAAAGGGCAGTATGGCTGTGTCGGCCAGGGCTTACATATTGCCAAAAAACTGCTTCCGTATATCCCGAATAACGCGGGGATCCTGCTGGTACCATGCTGTCGTGGTGGTTCGGCATTCACCCAGGGCGCGGAGGGGACATTCAGTGCGGAC